ACTTTTTAAGTTACTTTCTTTGCAAAAAAAATATCCATTGGATTTTGGATGTGAAGGTTATCAATCATAACCTGAATTTCGTCGCTTCCAAAAACGCCCTTACTCATTCTCATATAAAATGTTTTTGGCGTAACTCCAATCATTTCCGCAACATCAGCCTGTGTTTTGCCATTTTCAGCAATAACGCCGCGAAGTTTGTTTGTATCAACCATCTGACTACTCCTTTCTAACTTCGTAACTTTTGAAGTTACTTTTATTATATTCCATTTTGGTAACTTGTCAAGTTATTTTTTTCTTGACGAGTAACTCTTTTGTGTTATAATAAAGTTACCAATAGGAAAGGAGGAAAACTCAAATGACAATCGGAGATAGGATAAAAAAGCAGAGAGAGCTTTTAGGTATTTCACAAGTAGAGCTTGCAGAGAAAATAAAAGTTTCAAAGCAAACACTATATAAATATGAAAACAACATTATTACTAATATTCCAAGTGATAAAATAGAAATTATTGGGAAAGTTCTTGAAGTTTCTCCATCTTATTTAATGGGTTGGGAAGATAATTTAGAAAACGCACCAGATATTCTTCCAGACCTTATGTCAGATAGTGAATTGCTGGATAACTTAAAAATGCTAATGAAACTTAGCAAAGAACATAGACAGACTATATTTGACAATATAACCTATTGGCATGAAAAAGAGGGGCACTAAATGCCCCACTTTTTTTTGAATGAAAGTATTGTGTTATATAAAAATTTCAAAAATCGCTCGTTGTCGCACTTAACGACCATTTCAGTTATTTTTTCCTTGTAAAACGCTGTTTCCTCATTGCACTCATTTTCCCCCATCTTATTCTCCTCCAATCTCTGCAACCGATAATGTTAATGTCATTATAGAACGTATGTTCTTTGCAGTCAACCCCACACAAAAAAATTACCATTATTTGCCAGTAACATTTGAGAGGGCAATGAATCGCCAAACATCGCCCTCTCTCCAGAACTTGAAGTGCCCTTATCGGACAATTTTATTTTACAAATTTTGCCAGCATTATTCAAATCATTTCGATCGCAAGTTTCGACAGAAATCGTCTGATTTGTCACTTTGGGTCAATAAAAACGTCTAGGTTTTGAATAAGTATAAAACACTGCTTATGCAGGTTTGTGCCAAACATGTTTAGACTCCAATACTAAAGAAATGTACTTGCACACGAGTCGCCAACGTAGCTGCCCCTCTATTCTTCACAGCCATATTGTACCCCTCCATGTTGCCGGTAAAGTTTAACGAGTTACCCGAGCAATTTATTATATAAATATATCCGCCATTCTGATACTCGCTCGGGATTGCCTGGTAAAATTCTCCGCCCGCGGCCAATACGATCTCCTGTTCATACAACCCCACATACCGCATAGCCTTTGCCATTCTTGTATCCGTCTCCGTTTTCGTGTAATATCTATCATCATGATAATGCACGGCATTGGCTTTATTTTCGGATAAATATTTTCCCATCCGTGCAGATAAACAATCTGTACTGCTTGTAGATGTAAGATTATCCTGCACCGGTCGCCATGTATTCGCCGGTATTGTGGGTTTATTGCTTAAATCATCATAGCTACCTGAAAAAGCCACTGGCTTAAGATCAGACAGCCACTTTGCAATCTTACTAAATAGCGCAGACAACTTCTCGCCAGTGGTTATGTTGGCGCGCTCCGCCGCCGCCGAAAAAGCCACCGTCGTGTCCGAAGCATCCCCCTCCTCGGCTACTGCCCCAACATCCGCCGCCGACAGACTTACGTTTCCACGGCGGTAGGCTGCCTCCTTTGCACCCTTGACCCCCGTCACCGGGGTACCGGCCAGAACATCCCACTTTCCGTCTGACGTTTTGTAGATATTCGCGCCGGCGGGAACTGCATTGCCGGAGCCCTCTTTAAAATCGTCCGTGGTCGTAAATTCATCCGAAATATTGTACATCCATCCTGCATTGACATCCGGAAGCGCCGGAAGATCTGCAAAAGCCACCGTGCCATGCGGCTGCAATCCACCTTTTAGTCCCTCTGATACGTCTTTTGCCTGCTGATAATAATATTTAGCATTATCAGAGTCCTCTCCCTCCCGGCTGCCGGTACCGCCAACGGCATAACTCTGTGCTTTGGTTGCACTATCTGCTGCAGATTCTGCTTTTCCGATAATTTCTGTTGCTTTCCGTGTGGCAATATCGGCTTTCTCACTAGCTGTAATTGCTGATTCACTGGCGGATGTTGCCTTTTCTGTCGCGGTCTGTGCTGATTCAACAGCTGCATCTCTGCTTGATTTTGCCACATTCTCAGATGCCTTTGCATTAGATTCTGACTGTGCCGCTGCCGCCGCACTTGTCTGTGCATTGCTTTTGGATGTTGCCGCCGCTGTCGCACTAGCCTGCGCCTCTGTTGCCGCACTTCTTGCATTATCCTCGGATGTTGCAGCATTGCTTGCGCTTGTCTGCGCCTTTGCAACCTCTACTTTGACCTTTGCCAGATAGTTTGGTTCCAGATGTTCTTCTTTGATGCTTCCCTCTTTCACGATTGCCGACACCTTACCATCCGTGCCAATGGTAAAAGCCACGGTATCCGTATCAAGAAACTCATACTGCGTAATCAGCGCCGACAGTTCTATGTACTGCTTTGTGCCATCGATCAGAGTAAGTACGATCTGCTCCGTGGTCGGATTGTAGTCAAAGTTTACCGCGATTTTCTCCATCTGCGTGTCAATGGTAAACTTTGAACCATTCTTTTTTGTGATCGTGATGATTCCGGTCGACTCCTCAAAGGTCACATCCGACACAAGAGTTGCTACCTCTGTTTTCGTGGCTTTTGTGGTATCCAGAGTAATCACACGGTCGTCAATGGTATCTGTGGCACTGTCCAGATTGTTGAGATTCGCTTCATTCAAAGGCGTAGCATCGCTCGGGTAATTCTCCCAGTTGATACGTTTATATGCTTTATTCATGATCCTCACTCTCCTTTTTAAGATTTTCCTGCATCTGCTCCCGCTCGGCGATAACGTGCCGGTTTGCTTCCGCTTCTACCTGGTGCAAAATATCCTTAAGTACCAGATGCTTAACCTCAATCGGAATATCAACACTTGCATTGATAAAATTGATAATGTCATTCTCAAACTCACGAATTTTTGCATTGACCATTTTCTCATTCTACTTTCTTTTTTAATTCTTCTAGTGCCTCTTGCTGTAACTGTACTGCAGCGATCAGATCAGCGATCAGTTCCGTTTTGTCAAGCGCATAATAGGTATTGCCATCCGGATCTGGATTCTCGGAGCAGATCGCCCAGTCTTCATCTCCAATCGCAGTCAGTACCTCCTGTGCAATCAGACCATGCCGGTAATGTCCCGCGGCGTCATAGTTATAAATAAAGCGGCACGGACGCAGAGACTGTATAAGCGCTGCGCTTTTTTCCCGATCAAGAGATTCTATACCGTGTTTTAGTCGCTTGTCCGAATAAGATTCCCACCCGTAGGATGAGATTCCTTTTCCGGTCGACAACATCTGTGCAATCGTATTGGCTGATGTATCACGCACTGCTACTGCCGAATAGCTGGCTGTGAGTTCCCTCGTATCTGCTACTGACTTCAATCCATCTGTTCCCATCTGCACAAGAGTGCCTTCCCGTTTCAATTCAACCAAGTTGTCCGTACTCTCTGTCGCGTCAATGTGCACATACCCGCCGGTCATCTCCACAGATCCCCTGAGTTCCAACAAATCAGCTCTAATCTTTAGTCCCTCTGCTGACTGGTTAATTTCCGAAACGACACTGTCTCGGGAAACTTTGCTTGTGATCCCCTCTGCATTAATTTGTATTGCCGCCGCAAGCTGTCCCTCTTTTTCTGTTGCCCGTTTTACCTCTGCAGTAATGCTTTCTGCTGTCTGGGTTATCTTTGATGATAATGTTCCCTCTGCATTTGTTGCCCGGTTGACCTCCGCAGTAATGCTACTCGCATTCTGGTTAATCCTTGATGATAAACCATCTGTGGTATTCTTTACTTCTGAACGGATTTCTGTGGCTGTCTGTGTGATCTGTGACTGCAAACCTTTTTCTACATCAACGATTGTCGATTTCGTCTCCTCAATTGAGCGTTCCAGAGTGTTGCTCTTGCCTTTCAGCTGCAATATGCTCCGCTGTATTCCGTTGACCTTACTTGTCCGGTACTCTTCCCCGTCCGCTTCCAGATCATCACGCAAAGCCTGTATGCCTTTCAGCGTGCGCTTTAGGATGTAAGTCTCGATCAGTTCATATTTTGTAGCCAGCCGTACCGCATCTCCGGCTTCAAGGCATGGATTTCCTTTGCAGTCAGCACTAAATGGTCTGTATATAATTCCTTTTATCTTTGATAACGTTTTTTCTCCAATTTCGTTTAATTCCTTTGTCCCTTTCCCATAAACAAGGAAATTTCCCTCGATCACATAAGTGTTTCCGCCATCACCTACAATCACTCCTATATCATTCTCTTTTTCACGAATTTGCAGTTTGTCAATCGTTCTGACAATATAATCTTCATATTGCGCTGAAATGTACTGGCTTTTACTTATGCTGGTGCTCTTTGGATTTCTAGGGTAAAGATCATCCGCCGGGTAAAGATCATCCGCCGGATAAAGCCCCTGCATCTCTTGAGTTAAGTACACATAGCGAAACTTTCCAACGCGTCCGATATTTCCCATACAACCGTTAATTTCAAGTATACAAAACAAAACCTCTTTTCCGCTTATGGCTTCGCCTATCGTGCTTTTCTCTGCGGTATCTGAACTTCCGCTACTTGATGCTTTCACTTCTACAGTTTTTTCAATAATCATTTCATCATTTACAAGAGATACTTCTTCCTGTTCCACTCCAAAATGATTAAAAAAGCTATCTCTGAATTGTTTGAGCGTTACCTTGCTATCTTTTTGTGGAAGTATCTGATTGTACCAATCAGTAACATCAGATGATAAAATATCATACAAAGCATCGTAAGCTACCACATCCCGGCACGTCCGATCTGCCGTAGGTGTGTCAGAATAAACCTTGTATCTTCCTATTTGGAATGGTTTATCTTTGTGACCATCAAGAGTCAGCTTTGCAGTCAACCACTTGCCTTTCATTGGCAAGAATACATTGGAAACCGTGAATTTAATCATCCCGGCTTCACATGCCCCGAATGTTAATTCAGATTCCGAACACAAGCTTTCTGTCAATTCAAATTTTTCTTGGTGTAGTTCGGTGTTTGTGATATTGATTTTCCCATCATCAGATACGATGTTTAACTGTTTGTCTACGCTGTCCTTTAAAAACAGGCTTGAATATTGGTAATCAACCACCGTATACACCCCCTATAAATGCCAGTCTTGCAGAGTTGTAATGAATTTGACCTCCATAAGTCCCATATATTGTAGGTTGAAAATCTGCCATGTAACCATACTGTGTTACATAATCGTCATATTCCGGTATGTATGCCGTGATATAGCAGGCTCTTCCGGTCGCATCAGTAAACTGCTGACGGATTTTACTTATAATGGCATTAAATTCCGTGTTTGTAAGCATAGCCCGTGTTTCAAACTCAACTTTTAACGCCTTTAATTCCACGGCATTTCTATGTAGATAGCCGTTGGCATCCGTATAATCGTCTAAGTCCTGCATATTCACATATGGGCTATATGTCTCCGGTTTCATAAAAGACATTGGTACTGTGTAATTTCCAACCTTTAACAGCCATCCGCTGTACGCCATGCCGAACACCTCCAATCAAATTTTCTTTTCAGTTTTGCAAATATGAGCACCGTTATCATCACTTGAAAATAAGATTTCAGTTTTTCCGTCCGGCAGAATATCCGCCACGACGCAATTATTCGGATTTCCTATTGGTGTGCGACTTTCCGGGCACTTGCTCCAGTCTATTGGTTTATATTTTTTCATGACTATTCTCCTAAAAATGAGTATAAAAATAGCACCTACCACCAATTTGATAGATGCTGCTTTTCTTTCTTTATCTATTTTGTGATTACTTCAATATTGGGCGCTTTAATCAAAATTTTCTCCGACGTGTGAGTTACTTCCGTGTTCCCATATGTAATCTTGATTTCCTGTTTTTCCATATATACCTCCTATTGAATTTAAAAATGAAAAGAAGCGCATCTCTGCGCTCCCTCTTATATACCCGCTTTCCCCAGCCTTTCCCAATCTGCATCCCTAGTACATTCATCCTTTTTCTTCAATAAGTTTTCGTTCTCTTTTTCCAGTTTTTCTATTTTTATTTCCAATTTCTTTTTCTCTTTTTTCAATGCAATATTCTCTTTTTCCAAATCGTCCGCACGAATAAGCGCGTTTGACTCCCGATTAAAAAGATCAGTATTGTGCGCCTTTAATGCATCTTTTTCTTTATTTAACTCTCTTATTTCCCATTTGTAATTCTTTTTATCTTGCGTCATCTTAATTTTCAATTCTTCTATCGTTTGATGTGCTTTATTCAACTTCTTTTTGCACTCATTTAGTTCTGATTCAGACTCCCTATTCTCCATCGTAATTCTCCACATATTAAATCCAAATTTATATGAAAGTGTAGCCACAATCATTACATATAATTTTATTTATTTCATATGTTTGATCTTTTCTCAAAATCTTTTCCTTTTTATTTACTAAAGTAAACGGTTTAAATGGATTTAGATTTGCAGTGTATCTTGTCTTTGTTTTGCCTGGTACAAATTTTTGCTCCGTATAATGAGAACAATTTTCGCTCCCACATCTTGGACAGTAAACCTCTTTTTTTTCTCCGAATAAAGTATATTTATATATACCATTAAATCCCGTGTTTTGAGATCTTTCAACAGAATTTCTTAAGAATAATTTTCCAACACCTGTAATCTCTGGCTCTTTTGGGCGTTCCCACCCTCTATCATTTTCGTTTTCTTGTTCGTATGATTTATAAAATTCACTTTTCCCCGCAGACATTTCATTGTTTTCGTATTGTTTCAACGGAAATCCGCAATTGATACACATTTCTGCTTTGTCTGAAATTTCTTTTCCACATTCAGGACATTTAATCAACGCCATAAATTTTCCTCCCGCCACTTGTAATAAAATGAGTCTACCACAAGTGGCGGTATTTGTCATTAGAAAATATATGCTTCTCTTCCAGTTCTGTTAAAATAATCTTTTGCATAATTGCGAGCACTTTTTCCGATCTGGTCGGATGTAATCCCAAATTCTTTTTCCAAAATTCCTTGAAGCA